AGTGAGAGGATGTTGGCCATGGCTGCTACTGCTCAAAGATGCCGGCGAGCTTTGCGAGCTCTCGGGCCATCTCCTCTGATGTCTGCGGTGGCTTCTCGGTCGGAACGAAATCGGACGCCTTCGGTGCTTTGCCTTTCTCGCTGTACGGTGCGAGCACGGCACTGGTGAGCAAGCCTGTCTGCTGCCACGGATCCGGCAGAGCGTGGTAGTAGCGGGTGAACGCCACCCACTCACTGAGCTCTTGCGAGTCCATGCGGCGAGACAACTCCCGCACCGTCATGCCTAGGTGCCCGGCGAGGCGGAAAAGAAACCTCCGCATCGGCCGGGTCTTCAGTTTTTTGCGAGTTCCTCCACGTCGCTCTCGGTCATGTTGTTGTGCTTCATGGCCCGCTCGAAGAGCTTCGACACCACGGCTGACGACTTCTTCGCCAGCTGCTCGATGCCCTGCTCGTCGAAGAGCCGCTCGCCGCTCTCGGGGTGGCACAGGCAGCGGGCCAGGTACTTCGTCCTGAAGTTGTCGATGCCTCGCTCCTTGTTGCCGATCCACTCCTTCTCGTAGGAGTCCCGCTCCTCGACGGTCATCACACGGATGCCGAGCACCAGCGGCTTACCGCTGGCGTCCTTCCACTCACGCACCGTAACCTTGAGCACGGACAGATCGTCCGAGGCGAGAATCTGGGCGGCGAGTTCCTGCACAGTCAGAGCCATGGCATCTCCTATGGTTGGATCCTTAACGTGACGGTGTACCGCGCCACGTCATTGGCAATGCCCTGGAGCGTGAACTTCTCGAGCACGGCGGTGCCGGAGTAGGCAAGGCCACCGCCCGCAATCGAAACCGCAGCACGCTTGGCGTACTTGGCCGTCGAGATGTTCGCAGTCGTCAGGCACGATATCTCTATAGTGCCAACGTCAAGCGTCCACGTACTCGCACGAGCCAGCGGCAGCGAGCCGCCGTGCGTCACACGCAGTTCGGTGATCTCACCGAATGACACGCCGTCCCACGTCGCCGTGACGCCCGTTGCGTATGTAGCCATGACGGGCCTCCGTCAGGCTTACCGCTCGATGCGGATCGTCACCTGGCCGCGGATGGCATCGTTGGTGGCGAGCGTGAGCGTGGAGCTCTGCACCGTGCCGCCCTTGCTCAGGAGCGAAGAGCCGCCGACGGTGATGGCCAGCGTGCCCGTGGCCTTGTCCTCGATGATGCTCTTGCCGACGTAGTCGAACTGCACCGTGCGGCCGGTGTCGCCAGAGGCCGAGCCGGCCAGCGGCAGGTCGAGAGTCTTGGCCGTTTCGCCAGCGGTCTGGCCCAGATGGGCCACATTGATCTTCTCGTCCTCGGCGGCCGGGTCCGCATACGAAACGACGATATTCGTCACGGTGTACTTCGTGGCCGTCGTCGGCCACGTCACTACCGTACCGGCACCATCATGCGGAGTCTCGAAAGACATCGTTCAAATCTCCTGCCAGAGGATCGAATACTGTTGGTTGACCGTGAGAATCGGCGGCAAGTCGCCTCCCGCCAGCTGCACCACGCCGTCCGATTCCGTGTCCAGAGACACGTTCCTGACGCTCACGTAGTTTTCCACAGCGGTCCCGTACCCATCCAGAACCGAGCGGCATCGGTCGGCGATGTCCCGGGCCTCGCCGTACGTCTCGGCGTACACGTCCACCGACAGCAGTACGACGCCCATTCCCATAGGGCCGGATAGCGTCTGCGTCCGCTGGATGCCCGTGCGACGCCAAGTGATGAACGGCAGATCCGCCGAGGCCGGTGCCACGACGGGGTAGACACGCTGGCCCACGACAGCCGCCACGGCGGGGTCGGCCACCAGGGCGTTGGCCAGCAGCTGCTCAGGTGACTTGAGTGGCATGGCTAGCCTCCGATGATGCCGCTGATGGTGCCGGTGCTGGACTGCGTAATCTTGGAGATGGCGGCCTCAATCGAGATGCTGAGCTCACGCCGCAGGATCTCGGCCACTTGGTTCTTGGTCTGCTCGTAGGCGGTCTGCACGGGCGGGCGGCCAGCCACACCACCAGGCCGAACTACCGGCAGGCGGATTGCCCCCTGGCCCTTCTTGCCCTTCATGAAAAAAGCGTAGGGCTGCGACTTGCTGCCGTCGGGGTAGATGTCGAACGGCCCACGGGCGGCCAGGCTGGAAGCGATGACGGCCCCCTGGCCCTTCACTTGGTGGGCACTGATGTTGGCCACCTTGCCAGACTTCATGCGGCGGGTGTGCGACTTTCGCTGGTAGGGCTTGTCCGACAGCTTGGTGACTTCCCGCTCCTTAGTGCCGAACTCCAGCCACCACTGATGAAAGCCCCGCTCCTTGCCAATCCGCACGCTGCCAGCGGTGGCGGTGCCACGCTCTTTCTGAGACTGCCGGTAGCCGATCAGGCCAACGGCCGCCCCGTCCTTCGGGTACTTAACCGTCTTGTAATGGGCGGCCCGCTTGAGATTGCCGGTGGGGCCCACGGGCGTGACTTCCCGCAGCCGCAGGTACGCCGGCCAGATGGCTTTCTCCAGGGCCGCCTCCAGCGTGTCGGCAAGCCCGGCACGGCCGTCTTGGCCGAACAGGTTCCGCAGCTGCTCGGTCTTTTGCTTCAGGTCGGTGGAGTCCACCGTGATCGAGATGAAGGCCACTAGATCGCCTCCTGGCACAGCAACTCATGCTCGGTGCGGTTGCCGTGCTCGAGGATGCTGACGATCTCCAGCGTGCGGCCACGCCACTGCAGACGCATCTGCTGCGTCAGTCCGGTCAGATACCGCATCCGCACCCGGTGGCTGGCCTCGGTCTGCTGCTGACCCTGCAGGAAGAACTCCCGGGCCGAGATGCCTTCGACGCTGGCCCAACGCTCAGCGAAGGTGCCCCACGTCTGCGTAGCCTCGCCCAGCGGCGTGCGGCTGTCCGTGGCCTGCTGCACCGTCACTCGCTCTCGGAGCCGGCCGGAGTCCATCAGTTTGGCCCCCACAGGATCAGCTTGTAGGTGCCAGTGCCAGCCCCAGCCGTCAGCATCGGCACGGGCTCGCTGTCGGCCATCTGCGTCACGGCTACCTCGCCGTTGGACGAGATGAGCCGCCACGCATCGTCGCCGCCGTCGTTTAGGGTGCGGCGGCTAGAGCCACTCCACGAAAAGGCCAGCTTCAGCGGCGAGCCCAGCGACACAAGCGAGCCGGCGGCGTTGCGGTACGTGCCGAAGTTGATTGACACGCTCGAGGTGCCAGCGGTGCCGGTGATTGCCACCGCCTCGCCCGATGCGTACCCGGTGACGGACTGCAGCGACAGCACTTTGAGCCTGGCCGTGCCAGACGTGTCGTGGAAGAGGGCGTCAACAGTGATGCGGCCGTCGATGCTCATGAGCCCAGCATGATGATGGTGTATCCAGACACGCCGCTGCGAGACGCAATCGTCGGCAGGTACTCAGTGCCAGCGTCGAGGTTGAACAGGTTCAGGACGGCGATGTCGCCCTCAAACAAAGTCGTCTCCAGTTGGTTTGCAAGTTCGGCGTCCCAGCGATAGAACGACAGTTCGCCAGACTCTGCCTTTACGACGGCCCGGTTGATCGCAACGAACGACACAAGGTTGCCGTCAGGGTCGCGGTACGATGTCGGCTGCAACGCAAGCGGCGTCGGGCTTTCGCCAACGGTGCCAGCGAGGATCGCCACCTTGCCAGCCGTGTACTCGTCTGACTGAGCCAGCGACAGGACATTAATGCCTGCGTTGGTTTTGTCGTGAAACAAGGCATCGACAATGATCCGGCCTTCAACGCTCATCGGTAGGATCCCCAGCGTTGCGAGTCGAGCAGAGACTTGACGCCAAACTCAATCTCTTTGCTGATGCTGCCGGTGAGAACGCTAGAGCGTGACTCGTACCAGTGCCCAACGAGCATCAGGATGGCGTGGCGGATGGCGGCTGGCACGCTCGTGCCGCTGGCCCCGTAGCCGGCCCACCACGTCACAGCCACGGCGTTGTAGTCGTCCAGGTTCGCCGGCCACGTTCCGGCACGCAGCTGCCGCACCACGCCAGGCGTTGAGTGGCGGTCCACCCGGTACGCCGTCGTGGACAGCGTGGCCGTGGAGTCGTCGCCCAGCGTGTAGGTGAGTGCCACCGCCGTGGTCGTGCCACTCGTGGCAATCGGCGGCCGGGGCAGCTCGATCTCGTAGGGGAACGAGTCGAGCCGCATCGTCCACTGCGTGTTGATCAGCGTGCGGTCCAGGTACTGCTCGCACCATTCTCTCGCAGAACTTACGAGATTTTGGATATAGGAATCGTCGTCGCTGATGTCCACACGCAGGTGGGCCTTGGCCTCGGATACCGAGACGGGCTCAACCGCCGGCGGCGTCGCTCTGGTCAGGCTGCGGTACTGCACGGGGGCGTCCTCGTTTCCTGGGCGTGGCGTCGGCCGTCTCGGCCCGGTGCTCGATGGCCGCCGTCTCGATGGTCTGCTGCTTGTCCTCGACGGCGATGCCTCGGCTGATCCAATCGTTCGCCATGCCGTCGGGAACGTCCGGCAGCACCTGGCCACGCTTGTAGTGCCGGTAGCTCATCAGCATCCTTATCTTCATGATTCACCCACCCTCCATGCAGTTTCGGGCCGCTTGCTCGTGGACGTGAACTCATTCGCCCACTGGAACACCGGGCTTGTCAGGTTGCGGCCCGGCCACGTCACGACGTACTCGCCGTGCCCCAGAACGACACGGGGCGAGACGAAGATCCGGTTGCCGCTCTCTCGCCAGTTCTTCCACCACCAGATGTCGGGATCTAGCCGGCCGTCGCCCCACGAACCCTCGGGGTCTGGCTTCGACCAGAACCACGGTTTCTTGGTTCGCTTGAGTGCGGCCGTGCTGATCACCGTGAGGCCGAAGTGGGCCGTGTCCACTTCTTGAATCGGCTCGGCAAACCACGACGGCGGCAGGCTCGTGTGCCCGGCATCCGGCGGCGAATCCAGCGTGCCCTTGAGCGTGAGCATGGGGCGGCCGTCTTCTCGCTTGGTTTGCAGCCCCGTGATGGCGTCACACTGGAAAGTCATGGCCATCGCAAAGAGCGTCTCCACGTCTTCCTTCGTGAAGAACGTGTCGTAATCAATCGCCAGCAGGTACTCGGCCTTGTCGATGAACTGCTCGAACACCCGGGTGTTCACCTGGTCCCAGAAGCAGCCCGTGCCCAGCGTCGGCCGGATGCCGAGCGGCATCAGGGCCTGAGCCCAGGCGAAGAAGTTGCTGGTAAACCCCAGCCGGGGCATCGACAGCACGGCCTCGACTCGGATATCTACCTGCGTGTCACCGACACGGACGAGCATGGTGGCCCCTCAAATGGAAACGGCTGGCAGAGCGTAGAGCCCTGCCAGCCGTCCACTGTGCCGCATGTGTCAAGCGATCAGCCGCTGACGAGCGTGCCGACGTTCTTGGTGGCCGCCGAGACCGGAGCCTCTTCGGCACGGCCCAGCCGGGCCACGCTGTTCACCGCCACGGTGTTGCCGGGCGAGGTGTACAGCGTCAGGAAGCGACGCTTGCCACGCATGTCCACGTTGAACCGAGCCACGTAGCCGACGTTCGCCCCGGTCGTGGTGCCAGCCGCCACCGTGAAGTCGGTGCCGCCCACGAACCCGCTGATGTTCGTCTGGCCGGTGCCGGTCACGTCGTGCTGCGTCAGCCGGAGCACCGGAGCCGCATTGCTGGTGGTCGCCGTGTACGGCGAGTACACCACGTCGATGGAAACGTACTCGTAGCCGAGGGTGTCGATCTCGTGGCTGTGGGTGGCCGAGGCCGCCACACTCGCCGCCGCCTTGGCGTCCGTCTTCGTTGCCGCAATCTGGATCATGGGAGCAGTTCTCCGTGGATGGAACTAGGTTCAGGACGCCGCAGTCTTCAGAGCGATCACCGGGCCCGCCTCGCTGGTCGAGCCGAGCGAGTGGAACACGGCGTTGGCCCGCACGATGCCGGTCACGAGCGTCTGGTCATACTCGACCAGCCGCTCCTGGCTGACACGCAGGGCGTAGCCCTGACGCAGGCCGAGGGCACCCGCCATGGCCATGTCGCCGAACAGCACCTTGATCTTCGACGCATCCGCACCGAGCGTGCTGTTCAGGACATGCACCAGGGTGACGGGGTAGCCGAGGAACGTGAGGCCGAAGCCCTGGGCCACGCTGGCGTTGCCACCCTGGCCGAGATCCAGCCGCTGCATCGCAGCGTGGTAGCCGGCCGGCGAGATGTACCACCGGGCACCGGGCAGGGCGTAACGCGGAGTCTTCGCCAGCACGGCAAGGAAGTCTTCCTTGTCGAGCGTCTCGAATCCCGTGTTGCCGGGGGCCGCCGTCGCCACGCTGGCGGTGTACGGAGCGGTGTCGATCTTGACCGCCACGCCATGGTGGCCGCCGAAGGCCGAAACGCCCGTGCCCGTAAATACCGCCTCGTCGAGCGCCTTGGCCACAGCAAGGCTGTGCTCCTGGGCGATCAGGTCGGCAATGCCGACGCCGTCGGCCCACAGTTCGTTGCTGATCTTCGTGGCCACGCCGAACTTCTGAGCGACCAGCTGCACCTGCGTGCCGGTCATGTCGCTGTAGGAGAACTCGCTGCCTTCGCCGAGCCACGCACCGGTGACGCCGGTGAGCCGCTTCGGGATCATCAGCGTGTCCGACGCCATCGAGAAGTTCTGCAGGGCCGTGGGGGCCACGCCGTACGTCTCGACGTTGCGGATGATCTCGTTCGACACCTCGTCAGGCACGGCAAACCCGCCGGTGCTGTTGACGCCTTCGACCATCGTGCGGCTCTCGACGCCGTGGTCAGCACACCACCGCCGGGCGTTGTCGTCGCCGGCGAACTTGGCACGCAGCCACATGCCGAAACGGTACGCCGTCTCGTGCGAGCGGAACGCCTTGAGCTTCCGGCCGTCCCGCACCGGCTCGATGCGATTCTCAACCGCACGCACCTCGGGGGCCGGCGAGCAACGCTCGGCCACGCTGCGGAGATTCTTGGCCGACTCGACCACCTTGACCTCGAAGTCGATCGAGGCGGCGAGCTTCTGAGCCCGCTCGGTCAGGCCGGTGAGCTCCGCATCACGGGACTCGAGATCAGCCTGGTTGTCGGTCTGCAGGGCCGTGAGCGAGTCAATCCGCTCGGCAACGTCGTTGGCTTCGGCGCGAAGAGTCGAGAGGCGGTCCATGTGTGATCTCCAGCGGCGTGATTGCCGATGGAGTCCACTGTGCCGCTACGCACCCGGCCTCTTGCAGAACCTGACTTGCGAAAGTGTTGTTTTCACAAACGCCACCGCACGAGCACCGCACCGTGGGCAACGGAGATACCGCTGCCGTTCGTCGCCGCAGGCACGACTAGAGCGACACCGCAACTTCTCGCCGCAGGTGCAGCGGGCCTCAGACATTGCGAAGCCTCAGCATGGCGGCCCACGCCTGGGCGACGCCACGCATGGCCGAACGCACGGCAGGCGGGGCCGCTGGCTCGCCCTGTGATGCCAGCCATGCCTCATAGGAACGCATGGCCACGCCGGCACTCGTCTGCGGGTACGCCGGCACCAGCACCGGGCCAACGTCGTACAGGCCCGAAACCTCTCGGATCTGCCGCACGGCCTTGCCGTCCTCGCCGGTGCGGAATGACTCGTGCTTGGGGTCCACCGTAAAGGCGAACGACGAGCCGCGCACGTCACGCCGCTGGATGAGCTCCAGCACGTCGGCCCGGCTCACGGGCGGCGTCACCACGTACCGCAGGCCCTTCTCGTCGCTGGACAACTCCAGCGTGCCGCTGGACGTGCGGCCCAGCACGATGTTGCTGTCATGGTTGAAGAGTGCGACCACGTCGCCCTTGCCACGCTGGCGGCCGAGAATCTTGTCGAACGCACCCGGCAGGATCTCTTCCTTGAACCCGCCCAGATCGAGGCTCAGCCGGTTGTACACGGCGGCGTACCCAACGATGGCGGCCCGGCCGTCGGCACGGCTCTCGACCACGAGCTCGTTGTCATCCTCAAAGGCGAAGTCCCGGCGTTCAATCTCCATCGGTCTGCTCCTCTGTTTCGGCGTCGTCCTCGAGCTCGTCGGCCGGGCTGTCCTCGGCTTCGACCACGGGCGGCTCGGCCACCGGCTCCGGTGCAGGCGGCTCCTCGCCGGCCTTGTCCAACGTGGTCATGTTGAGTTGGATGAAGTGCTTGTCGCCCTCGGGGCCGAGCGGGTTGAGATTCTCCATCTCACGCACTTCGTTGATGCTCATCCAGCCGTTCTGGATAGCCGAGACGTAGTAGGCCGAGCGGCTCGCGTGATCGCCACGCAGCAGGCCGCTGACGTTGTGCTCGGCAAAGTACGTCTCGTCGTCGTCGATCAGGTCACGGGCAATGGCCGCTTCCCACCGCCTAAGGTGCGGCAGCAGGCAGTGCTGCACGAACTCGGTGCCCTGCACTTCGATGTTGTTGTATGTACTGCGGTCCAACTGCTGGATCATGTGCGGGGGAACGCGAAAGATCCGACAGCACTCAATGGCAGCGAAGACCCTGCTTTCCAGCATCTGGGCCGACTCGTTGCTCTGCGAGAGCTCGTGGGCCTTCACGCCGTTGGGCAGCACAGCCGTCCGGTGGGCACGATCCGGCCCACGGTGCATCCGCTCCCACTGTTCACGCAGACGCTCGGCCGCCTCGACGGGAATCGGGTTGTCACTCTCCAGCACGATGCCGGGCCGGGCACCGTTGCCGAAGTACGTGGCGGCATGGGCCTCTAGTGCTTGCGACAGGCCGATGACGTTTGAAAACAGCCGGTACGTCGGGATCGGGTGGATGCCGTCGCTGGTCGTGTACCGCAGGGCAAAGATCTGCTCTTGGCGGTACACCGTCTGCCGGCCATCCGGCTCACGGTACAGGTAGCGAATCTGGCCGTTCTCCAGCCGCTCCTCCTCCATGCGTGACGAGTGCAGCGGCCAGAGCTCGCCGACCGTGCCACGGGGGCCGGGCCGCTTCTCGGCGTACGACGCGCCGTAGTGCAGGTACAGCCCGGTCATCCAATCACGGAACTCCTGAGCCGTCTGCCACGGATTCGGTTGCGTGTGCAGCAGGCGGTACAGCGGATGCTCCGGCACCTTACGCTTGCCGCCCGTGGCGACTCGCTCGTACAGGTGCAGCGGCAGCGACGACACCGAATCCGAAATGACACGGATGCACGCCGTGTAGGCCGAGCAGGCCATCGACGTGTCGGCGTTCACCCGGATGCCCGAAGACGTGCGGCCACCGCCCATCTCGCTCCAGTCGATGCCACGGAGCTCGTGCATCCGGTAGTCGTTGGTGGCTGTCTCGCTCATAGGGTGATGATGTCCCAGGACTGGTCTGCTGGCTTCGCAGTCGCCGTAGCGTGGAGGCCAAGTGCCATGACGAGGCTCACGATTCCGTCAATACGCTCCGTTGACTTCTGCTTGCTCGGCTTGATGTTTCCGGCGTAATCGCTCTGTGTCGCCACGTTCGCCGCCATCCACGACAGCACTGGGTGGCCGCCGTGCCGGATCTTTTCCGAGAGCACGAGGTTCTCCAACTGCTTCGCAGGGCTCGACATTGAGGCGTAGCCCTGCCCAAAGCCTGTCACATTGATGCCTTCTCCTTGCAGTTGCGTGGCCAACTGAGTGGCGTTCCAGCGGTCGATCCCCAGCTGGCGGATGTTGAACTGCTGCGACAGTTCCACGATGTCTCGCCGGATCACGTCGTAGTCGGTGACGTTCCCATCGGTGGCACGGATGTGCCCGTCACGGATCCATCCGATGTAGTCCACCTTGTCCCGCTGCGTCCGCTCGGCGGCGTTTATCTCTGGCACCCAGAAATACGGCAGCACGTCGAAGGTGCCGTCGTCGGCCTGGCTCACGAGCACTAGAGCCGACAAGTCCGTGGTGCTGGCCAAGTCGAGCCCGGCGTACCACTCACGCTTCTCGAGCTCGTCACGCAGCTGGCCGCCGCACTTCGCCCACGCATCGGGCGACAGCCACCGCACGTCCTGCGTCGTCCAGACGTTTAGCCGGTATCGCAAGAAGCTATTGAGCTTGGACGGCGACTGCTCGGCCTCGCGGGCGTCGGCTGCGAACGACTCCACCGTGATCGTCTCGCCCAGCGAAGGGTTGGCCCTGTGCCACGTCTTCGGGTCTTTCCAATCGTCCTCGGGGGAGGCGGCGTAGATGCACCCGAAGAAGGCTGGGTCAACCGTGGGATCTGCAATGCACCGCTCGGCGTAGGCGTGCTGCTCCCAGCAGATGCTCTTGCGGTCGTAGCCCGCCGTGGTGATCGACAGCAGCAGCGGCGATCGGCGAGCCGCGCCGCCGTAGCGGAGGGCGTCCCATAGCCGCCGGTCACGCTGAGCGTGGAGCTCGTCAAACAGCAGGGCGTGGATGTTCAGCCCCTCGGCCCGGAACGCATCGGCCGACAGCACCCGATAGAACGAGTTGCTGGCCTTGTGAATGATGGTCTTGCGGCTGTCGATCACCTCGAGGTGCTTGCTGAGAGCCGGCGAAGCTCGCACCATCGAAGCCGCCTCACGGTAGATGATGCCCGCCTGCTCTCGGTCGCAGGCCGCACCGTAGACCTCGGCCCCCGGCTCGGAGTCAAACGCCGTCATGTACAGGGCGATGCCGGCCAGCGTGGTGCTCTTGCCCTGCTTCTTCGGCAGCTCGATGTACCCAACTCGATGCTGGCGGATGCCCTCTGGCGTGAGTCGGCCGAAGAGCTCACGCATGACGTGGTGCTGCCACGGCAAGAGCTTGAACGGCTTGCCGGCGTTCTGCCCCTTGCTGTGCCGCAGGATGTTCTCGAAGAAGTGCACGACACGGCGGTAACGCCGCTCGCCTTCCTCGCAGAGATTAGGCACCGTGGAGCTTGAAGAACTCTTCGACTTCGTCGGTTGGCTTTTCTTCTTTGGCACCGAGCCGAGTCCTGCTGGTTGGTGTCAACCCAAACTCGCCCATTAGCGACGCCTGCAGGCTCACTAATCCACGATACAAGGGCCCGGCCGGGTTCGGCTTCACGCCGCCCAAGTCGGTGTGCATCACCGGACCACTGGCCCGAAGCTCCATCAGGCACGCCTGCGTGGCAGCGTACACCTCGCACAAAGTGGCCAACGCTTCGCCGTCGGCAGTCGTTAGCGTGCCGAGGCCAGACAGGATCGGCACGAACTCGTTCCACTTCTCGACGGCGAGCGGTTCGACCAACAGCCGGGCCGGCATCGGGGGAACGCCTGGCGGTGCCGGCAGATCCGGCCGGATCTTTCGCTTGCCACGGTTGCCAGCCAGCCGCTTGGCGGCCTCGGGCATCGGCTTCGGTCCTCGCTTCATCGGGCCACCTCAAAAACGCTGCGGAAATGTGCGGACGCGCACGCGCGAG